ATTCCTGACTGCTCTACTATTTCTGTAGGTTCCTTTACATTTACAGGAGGTAGCACTACATCTACTTTTCCTTACGCAGTATTTGATCCTGAATGTCAATATAATACATATCCTAATTTATCTGTTGATTATACAAATCTTGATGGTTATACTGGAGGTCCTTTGTGGTCCAGAGAAACTCTTGCTAGTTCTGGAGGAACTACTACAAGTAGTATGGTTACAGGAATATTAAATCAAGCAGGTACTATTGTAGACCCTAATGCGACATGTGTAAAACTTAGTGCTTCTAATGTAACTACAGTATCTGAAGGATTTCTAGGATTAAACGCTGCTACTAATAACTATGATAATTCAGGTATTTACACATCTCTTATAGCACAAGATACTTTTCTTTATTTTCCTACAGGTCCTTATAATTTTGAAGCTAGTTTTTACATTGCCAAAACTTCAGATACAGCAGGAACTGTCACATTTTTACTCCAACTTGGCACTACTGTAGATACTACTTTTGATCCTTCTTTGACTTTTGTAACAATTAATGGTATAACTTATGTACAATTAGATCAAATTTCTTTTAGTTCAGGTTCTACAGATGTAGATTATTTAAGTTCTACAGGTAACCTTCACACATTTACTTGGTCTGCCGGAGCTAACTTATTTGGAAATTTAGGAAATGCTACTGCATTAGGTACATATTCTTTTGATTTATATGTAAAATTTGATGCGGATGATAATATAGGACCCCCTACATTTAGTACTACTTTTTATTTAGATAGTTTAAAAGTAACAGGACCTGTATTAAATTTTGCAAGTCTTGTAAATTTTACAAACATAACACCTTCAAATTTATCAGGAGATATTATAGGATGGGTATCATTACGTGATGATATTTATTTATTTACAACAGATGGTACCTTTAATCCTGATGATCCTTCTACAGGACCTTTTACCTCTACAGGACAAATATGGAAGTTTACTTATAATAAAGCAGGGGACTATGGAGACCCTAATAACTATTCTCTTATTCTTATTTACAGTAATCCAAATTTAAATTTTACTGTTTATAGACCTATTGCTAATCCTGGTATGATAGAATCCAGGTATGAAAATAACCAGATTCAAAAAATTTACTGGACAGATAATTATAATGTACCTAGGCAAATAAATGTAGCAGACCCTAATGTCTCTACACTTACTGTAGAAGATTTGAATCTTCAGCCTAGCCTGTCTATGGATTTACCTTTAGTTACAGAAGTTATAGACGGAGGTGAATTACTTGTAGGTGTATATCAGGTAGCTTATAGATTAAAAAATACAAATGGTTCTGAAACAAGATTTAGCAGAACAAGTGCTTTAATACCTGTTATAGACAGAGATATACAGAATTCTTCAATTATTACATATTATCCTGTAGAAGATATAAAAGATAATGCAGGTAAAAGTTTAAAAGTTGTTGTAAATAATATAAATACAAGTTATGATACAATAGAATTTGTAACTATATATTATTTTGATGAGTTTAGTGAACCTGAAATTAATATAGTTAAGGAGGCTTTTATTCCTAATACAGGTTCAGTAGAAGTAATTATTACAGGTGCTGAAGAACAAATTCCTGTAACAGTAGATGAATTTACTGCATTTAATACTTTTATAAAAAGAGTTAAAACTCTTGCTGCTAAAAAGCAGACTTTATTTTTAGGTAATATAACTACTTCAGATCAGGAAATAATTTTTGATGCACGAACTTACAGATTTCCTATTAATAGTTTAATTACTAATATAACAACTGAAAGTACAGGAAATTCAAATACAGTAACTTACGATACGCCTACAGGACAATTTAATTATAACGGTATATCTAATAATCCTGTTCCTGATACTCATGACTGTATACAATCTTATGATGATCAAAGTCCTGTCTCAGATCAAAACTATTTATACCAACCTAATACTAATATTTTAGGAGGACAAGGTCCTAATGTAAAATATGAATTCTTTACAGATAATGTAAAGCTTGATAATAAATTTGATAATCCTTCTAGTGGAGGAGTTACTGCTCCTCATATGACTCCAGATACTAATGCTATTATCTCATTTAATTCTATAGATAGAAGTTATGTATCTGCAGGTTCTTCTTTATCTAATAATGGTTCTCCGTATGTATATGACTTATATGTAGGATATAGAAGAGATGAGTTATATAGATTTGGAATTGTATTTTTTGATGAAGTAGATAATCCAACATTTGTAAATTGGATTGGAGATATTAGGATGCCTCATATCTTTATGCCTGGTACTACTGCTAATGCATTATTTCCAGCTTCTACGAGAAGTAGAATAGGTTATGGATTAAATACTTCTTTTTGTTCAGACATTAGTTATTATGATACGCCTACTACAGATTTATATGGTAAACCTTTAGGTGTAAAATTTACAATAGATTTTAGTTCAGTAGCTAGTAAGTATAAAAAAGCTATGATTGTACGTGTACCTTTAAAAAGTACAGACAAGCATATTCTTGGGCAAGGTTTATTTAAACCTACTTATAAATCAGATGCTGTAGCAGGTTCTTACAATGACAGTAATACAGTGTTTGTAAATAACCCTGCTCGGTATAATCAAGCTTATGGGGCATATAATGACGCTTGGTATGATTGCTGGACAATGAATAGTCCTGAGTTTTTATTTCAAGATTTTGATTCATCAGGTCAGGATAGTATAGATGTATTAGGACTTTTAAATTTTCAGGTAGAAACTAATTATTTACGAGTTGAAATAACAAATAATACTTTTGCTACAGGATTGCGAGCACAATGGTCTAATGACCCTACAAAACTTTTAACTGCTTACAGGACAAAAAGTTATGAAAGACTAGAAACATCTACTACTCCTTCTTCTATAAAAATATCTGCTAATAACCCATACCCTGTTTTATTAAGTAGATCAATATCTCGTGGAGGAACTGATAGACGGTATTTTACAGGCATTACAACATTAACTCAAGGAGGATTTAGTACTGCTCGTACTGTACATAATTGTACACCTAAAAATTTAAATACTCCGCCAGGAGGTGGTTTAGCATTTCCTCCTAATCCTGGGTTTTCGTATAATAACAAATCATTATTTATACAATTATCAGATAGTCCGTCTTATCAAGATTGGTTTGAATCACCAGCAGCAGATTATTTAACAGTAGATCAATGGAAAACTACTGGTACTTTATCAGACCCTGAATTTAAATTTTACACAGCTAATTATAAAAGAAATGTACCTTCTCCTTTTGGAGGTTTAGGTTATTTTGCACGTGCAAACAGTGAGTATATAGGATGTAATAATCTTATAGACATATCTAATAAAAGTACTCCTATTACAACTAAAGTGTATGGAGGAGATACAGCAGTATCTGTAATGGATACTATTATCCAGTTTCCTGATAGAGCTGAAGCTGCTGCATTTGGTTCAAGTACATTAGATGTATTTTATCATGAAGTATACTTTCCTGTAGAAACTTCTATAGCAGTAGATTACAGAAGAAGTGCTAATAATACTTTAAATGTTGATCATAATGCAGGAGTTCCTAATAGAGCTGCTTCTGGTTTAGTATGTGCTTATAATATTACTGATAATAATTGGAGTACTAGTAGTAGTATAATGGTACGGGAGACTTTTAATGTAGATCCTGTATTTAATCATACTGATAAAACTGTATATAGATATTTTCCAAAACCTGCTCTGACAGATCCTCAGGAAATTTATGACTGTAGAGTATGGAGATCTGAGCCTAAAATAGATGGAGAGTTAGTAGAATCCTGGAGTATATTTAAACCTGGTGCATATCTTGATGTAGAGTCAGCTTATGGTCCTATAAACAATTTAATTGTGTTTCAGGATAAACTATTCTTTTTTCAAGATAGAGGTTTTGGAGTACTGCAAGTAGCAGCTCAAAAACTTCTTACAGCAGCAGATAATGATACATCTGAACTTGTATTAGGTTCATCTGGTATTCTTGAAAGGTATGATTATATATCTACTAAAACTGGTACAAAACATCAGTTTAGTATGTCTGTATCAGATTACAGCATGTTATGGTTTGATACACTTGCCAGAAAGATATATAGATATAAACCTGGAGGTCTTGAACCTTTAAGTGATATTAAAGGTTATGGAGCTTATATATATAAACACACTGGAGGAGATTTACAAGTATTTGATAATCCTTATATAGGTAAAGGAATTCATAGTACATATGATTTTAGGCATAATGAATTTTATATGACCTTTGTAAATAAAGATAACAATGAGGAATCTTTATTTACAGATACTCTTGTGTACACTGATATGTTTGATGGATTTGTAGGAAGTTATACGCACTATCCTAAAGTTTATATAAATGATAAATTAAATATTTTTTCTCCTTTTAAACCTATTGGAGGAAGTTTTGATAATATTTATATACATAATTATGGAAACTATGGAAGATTTTATAATGCTCAAATTCTTACAGATGCGAAACTTAGTTTTGTAGTAAATAGCAATCCTACTGTAGAAAAAGTATTTACTAACCTTGAGGTAGTAGCTGAAAGTTTTGGGCCTAATACTACAGGAGATATAAACTATGATTCACTTTCTGCAATAGATTATACAGATTTTTTTGATACATTAAGAGTATATAATAATTACCAAAATACTGATGTTATATCTACTACAGGATTATCAAGAAGACATAAAACTATATGGAATTTAAAAGTTCCTTCTGACAGAGTATTAGATGTAAATCAGAATATATTTGACTCTAACAATCTTTCTCAAATCAGACCAGCTATTACAAGACGTATGAAAGATAAATGGTTTGTAGTAGATTTGACATATAGTAATCAACTTTCTCAAGGACAAAATAAATTAGTAGCACATTCAGCTAAAGCTATTTACAGTATTAATTCAAGATAAGATGGCTAAGAAAAATTCTAATCCTTATTCAGAATTTCCAAAAACAAGTGAATTAGTAGATAGGTTGCTATCTACTTTCCCTCAGTATAAAAACTATACTAAGGACCAATTTTTTTCAATGCTTGATAAAATTGCTAAAGCTGAAACACAGGATAGTAATATAAGACAGCTTGAAGGAGGTCCTGGTAGAGGTTATTATCAAATGGAGCTTACATCAGCTCCTTATGCTTATAAAAGAGCCATAAATATTAATACTTCTTTAAAAGAACGTAACCAACCTACTATAGAACTTCCTTCTTATAACCAAGATTTTACTAAACTAAGTAAAGATGATCAGGCTTTTTATGTACTTAGTAATATGGTTGGAGCTGCTGGAGCTAAAAGAGAACAAGGAAATCCTAACGCTTATTTAGATCCTAATAGGCCTAAAGAAATGTGGATTAACTATCATTGGGCTGGTAAGGAAAAAGACAAAGCAGACAGAATAAAACATTGGGAAAGTGTTCATGGTAAATCTCCAAAGGTTATTGATAAAAAAGTTTCTAAGCCTGTTGCAAAATTTCAGCCTAATGAAATAGGTATTCCAATTTTTACAACTAAAGGAGATTTTATTTGGGATAATACACCTGCACAAATAGAAACAGCTTTATATGGAGTTGGACCTACTGTACAAAAAGCTAATGCTGTAAATCAAGCTGCTGCTGTAGGAACTCCTCTTTTTGACAAAGGTGGTTTAATTAAACGTAAAGATGGTTCTTATTCTCGCAGAGGTCTATGGGATAACATCCGTGCAAACAGAGGTTCAGGACGTAAACCTACCGCAGAGATGCTACGTCAAGAAAGAAAGATTAAAGCACAAAAGAAAGAAGATGGAGGATGGCTTGATGCGTATAATGATGGAGGAGAAACAATAGGACCTACTATAGAAAAAGCTAAAGAATTACCTAAACAATTTACTCCTCCTTTTAGCCCAGAAGATGCAAAGTTATTACAAGAAAAGTTTAAACCTGTACCTTCAGAAAGCACTAATCCAAATATTTTAAAGTATGCGATAGATGCTGGAGGTATGTTTTTTTATCCTCTTAGTTTAGTAGGAGCAGGGTGGGATTTAATTAATAAAGATTATGTAGGAGCAGTTGCTGGAGCAGTTCCTTTTGGTAAAGGGTATAAAGTTTTAAAAAATTTAAAAACAACTGTACCTGGTAATAAAAAATTAGCAAGAGGTGTAAATAACTTATTAATAGGGCATAGTGCTACACAAGTATTAGATACTAAATCTGATCTTGTTGATCCTTTATTAGATAAAAAAGCTGACGGCTCATGGGTACAAGACTCAAGTATCCCTACTCCTACTACTCCTTCTTACTATCCTGCATACCCTGATAGAACTTTGACTAACTATCAAATGGGTACTCCTAAAGCACCTATGTATGCAGCAGGTTCTACAGTATGGACTAAACAAGATACACCTCTTTGGGCTGCTGGTACTCCTACCCCTACTGCTACACAAAACTTTAGAAATGACAGAAGTTTAAATACTAGTAGATATAGAATAGGTGATGTAATACCTACAGGTATGGATTATAAAAGTCCTGCTGCTGGTACATATGATTATAGTAAAGACATACAGCCTTATCATACAATGAGGTTACATGCTCCTACTACTACAGTTATCTCAAAGAGTCCCGGTAGTTATGGAAGGATGCATGCATTAGGCGGAGCAGTAGGTGCACCTTTTCATCATGGTGATGTATTGAGTAAAAAGAACACATACAATCATGGCTTTGCAAATGGTGGGTATGTACCTATGTATAAGTCAGGAGGATTCTTCAGGCAAGCAGGTGAGTTTGCATTTGGTGCTTTAGAAGGAACTCTTGATACAGTTACAGGAGGTCTTACTGATTCTCTTACTGATATGGGTCATGATGCTTTAGCTCAAGCAGCTAGCACTACCTATGAAGGTAAAGAAGGTCAAAGATTAAAAAGACTTCATGGAGCTGGAAAAATAGGAGGAGCTATTGCAGGAGGTATAGCATCAGGTAATGTAGCTGGTGCAATAGGTCAAGGTGCTGAAGGTACAAATGATATTCTCCAAGCTAGTCCTAATGCTTCAGATGATTTAAAGCAATGGGGAGGCATGGGTCTTAACCTTGCACAAACAGCTTCTGGTTTTATGGGAGGTGGTCAAGGGTCAATGGGTAATTTGAATAATGCAGATAAAATGGCTGCATTTGGAAAATCAGGTATTGGCCAATTCTCTCAACAAGCTGGTAAAATAGGACAAGGCTATAACCAATATGGTAATATGCTTGGAGACCCTATGTCTATGATGAGTATGTTCATGGGTGCTAATGGTGGTTATATACCTAGTAAGAAAAGGGCTGGTATACCTTACGCTATTAGTCCAGGAATATCTGATGCAGGAATGTATGTAGGACCTACTACACAACGAGGTATTACTTTTGCTGATGGTGGATTGACAGGTGAAGAAGGACAAGTTGGACCTACTGTAGCAGCAGCTAAGCAACAAGCTGTTCAAAATGCTAGTAAGCCTTATCTTAACAGAGCAATGGTTCAAGCTGTTTTAGCTAATGCTGATAAACCTGTTACTAATACATTAGGTCAAGTAGTATCTACTCCTGCATCTAGAGAGAAAGAAAGACGTGAAAAGATTGTAGCTAAAGACCCTAGTAAATATTCTGTTGAAGACTATAAACAAGGTATTAAAGAACCTGGAGCAGAGAATAATGTATTAGCTGATCCTATTGCTATGGCTGCAGCTCTTACAGCAGGTGGAGTAGGATTAGGTGCATATGGGTTAACTCAAGTACCAAGGATGTTTTTAGGTAATCTTGCTTCAGAAGCTACTGCTGGGTTAACAGATGTAAGAAAATTATTTACTAAGCGTTTACCTTTTAAATCAGAAATAGATTGGGCTAAATGGAATAAAGAAATACCAGAAAATAAAGCATTAATGCAGGAGTATAATGCTATTGAAAAACGAACAAAAGCTAATGGGACCTGGATGAAGAATTCTGATGGTTCTAGTTATCAAGGAACACCAGAACAGTTTGTACAACAGAATAGTCAGAACTTTAAGAACGCTTTTCCAGAAGGATATATCTCCTCATATAGAGGAAGTCAATCTTTTGATCCTACCTTATCAAAAAGTTTAAGAGGAAATTCAAATAATCATATATTATTTGGAACTTCTGATAAAGCTACAGCAGAAATTTATGCAACAAATGGAGGATATAATTTAGATCATTTATTTAAAGATGTAGGTAAAAAACCTAGTTTCTTTCATCCAGACGAAAGTATTGAAAATATTTACACTGGTATGGGAGAAGATGTAAATCCTGGAATGTATCAATACGCTCTTGATGAAAGATTACCAACAATAACTGCTGAAGGTTCTGGAAACCATTGGCATAGTATAAAGAATGATGAAGCTTTAGAATGGTTAAAAAATAATAATCCTGAATATGCAAATGATAGAATAGGTTTTTCTAAAAATCCAGATTTAGTAAAAACAGATGATATAGCTTCTTATATGATAGATAAAGATATACCAATTGGCATATCTAAAAATACAATAGATTCTTATAATGGAATTCCATCAGATATATTTATGTCAAATAGCAAATTGGCAAGACCAAAGTCATTAATGTATAATAATGGAATGTTTGACATGACTAATCCTAATATATATAAAGGATTAATTCCAGGAGCAATAGGGTTAAAAGCATTACAAGAAAGTTTACAACAACCTGAGAAAAAAGCACAAGGAGGTCCAATATACAACTGGATACCTAACTATCCTAGAGTAGGAGTTAAACAATATAATAAAAAACAATCTGGCGGTTGGCTAGACAATTTATAATAACATGACAAAGCAACAAATCCTTGAAATGACTGGACTCTCTGAAAAAGAGTTCTATAATAAATATCCTGACCAACAATCTTTTATGATGGAATATGGTGGTATGGTAGATGTGTACCAATTGATGGGCATGCCTACTCCTTCTATGTATGGTATGGGAGGACTGCTTAAAGAAAAAAGCATGCTTGCTAATCCTGTAGAGAGCATGTATGATAAGAAAGGAAATCTTATAGGTATTCAAGATACCGAACAGGGCACATCTGATTATGGCACTATGGAAGATTTAGATGTTAATAATTTGGATAATATAAACGCTAGATTACAAAAAGAAATATATGCACGTAGATCTTCTTATTTAAGAAATAGTGCCGGACCTACAAATTATCAGTTTATAGAAAATGAGGGATTAGATAGCCAGTTTTTAAATAGACTTAACACGCAGTCTATTTATCCTAATAGGGGAAGAATTATGAACAATAAGAATTTCCCTAACATGGGCTATGCTATGGGAGGACAAGTAAATTATCCTCAAGGTCTTAGAAAGAATATGGGAAATATGCCTATCTTTGCTATGGGTGGAATGACTGGAGCTCCTACTGAGATTAATGTAGAAAAAGGTGAATTGTTAGTTGATCCTGAGACTGGTAAAATCTTGACTGAGTATAAAGGAGGAGGTATGGTACCTCATCCTGAGTATGGTATGGATGAAAGGGGTACAGTACCTGCACAAGAAGGTAAGTTTGTAATACCTGTAAAATATAAAATGGGCGGTATACCTTATGCTGAAAGATATAAAAAAGCTTGGAAAGAAAATGATAAAGATCTTATGAATGCTTTAAAGAATAATACTGCATATAGAAAAGCTAAATTAGAAGCTAAAGAAGAAGCTGAAGCTTCAAAGATGATGGCTAAGTACGGTGGAGCAATTCAACGTATGATGGCTAGAGGTGGTATAATTAATAAGTATGATGAAGGAACTACTGTAATAGGACCACAACTATTTTCTCAAATGTATCCTGGTGGAATGTATCCTAACCAAGCTCCTTATGCTATGGAACAAGGAGAAGATTGGGGTAGTCCTGCATCTACGACTAATCCTGTTACAGAGTTTGGTAATTATTCATCTACTCAACAAGTAAATGCACGTATACAACCTATGCAGCCTCGTGGTATATCACAAGTTTCAGTTAGTCCTATAGATATGTCTATTAAGCAAGGACCTTATACAGGACCAGGTTCTCCAATTCGTACACCTTCAATACCTATTAATTCTTTTGATGCGTCTGACATAACAGGACTTGACCCAGGTCAATATCCTAATAGAGTTCCTTATAGAGTAGAAGCTGGAGAAACATGGCGTGGTATGGCAGGAAATACAGGTACAGGTACAGGTACAGGTACAGGTACAGGTACAGGTACAGGAAAAGGTATGAATAATTCGGGACAATATTTACCAATGGCTACTTCTTTAGCAATGGGTCTTGAAGCTGCACTGCAAAAACCTTTTAACATGAGTCCTGAAGACTATAAGATAAAAAGTAAACTTTCTTCTTATGATACTCCTTATCAGACAGATTATAAACCTTATGCTCTAACTAAATATAATTTGCGGCAAGTAGGAAACGCTGGTCCTGCAGGATATACTGCTTTATATAATGCTTTTGCTGCACAAGAAGCTAAAAATAAATTAGCTAATCGTGAAACTAATCTTGCAAGAAAAATGCAAGCTGATCAAGTTAATTTAGGAATAGAAGGACAGAATATAAATACTGCTATGCAGTTAGCAATGTTTAATGAACAGAATAGAGCTGCTCGTAGAAATGCAATGCGTGAGCAGTTTGGTAAGAATTTACCTGCCTCTATTTATAATCAACAGACTAATCAAATTGCTATGCAGGCTTTAAAAGCTGCATATCCTAATTATAATTTTGACTTTGGAATTTTTAGTTAATACTTAAGATAAAAAATTATGGCATATTCAGTATGGGATAAACAACCTGAAATGGTATTTCCTCAAATACCATTTGAGTTTTTAACAGGACTAGCAGAAAAACAAAGTAAACGTTTAGATCTTGCCGATGAACAAATTGGTAAAACTAAAGGTTTATTTGCAGCACTAAATGCTGCACCAGGACATGAAGACTTAGCTACAGGATTAACTAAAACATATAATGATCAACTTAATAATCTTGTAGAAAAGCATAAGAATAATCTAGGGTCCAGAGAATTTGTAAGAGAACTTACAAGTATAAGTTCAAACTTTGCAAATGACCAGAATGTACAAACAGTTGTGTCTTCTAAAGACTGGTTTGATAAAAATTCTAATACTTTATGGGATGCTGAAAATAAAAATGCTGTTATAAATGCTCCTGGTATTATAAATTCTAAAGGTGAATTTGAACAAAATAAGTTTAGGTATGGTCCTGATAAGTTCAACATTACGTATTATGGAGACCCTATAAAAGAAATTCAAGAACAATTTAATATTCAAAAAGAAGCTAGAATAAAAGAATTAGGACTTACTACAAAAATTGTAGACGGTGAGGTAAAATATTATAATACAGCAACTCAAACAACTTACAAAGATGAAGATATTTTAGCCCCTGTAGCAGAATCTACTTATAAAATGTTAATGGAAAATCCTGAAGCAAAACCTGGATTTTCTTATTGGCACGCAAAAAACCAAAACCTTTCTACTAAAGAAAAGTCAGAAGCTGCAAAAGCTTTAATAAAAAATGCTGGTGTACCTTTTTATTTTAAACATCTAGAAGAAAGTTCAAGTCCTATAAGTGGTGGTGATTCACCAAAAGAAGGTACAGATAAATCTCCTGCTATAAAAGGCACTCCTGTTACTACAGCATTAGATTATGTAACAGGTGTAAATAATAGAAGAATTACTAGTACAGAAGGATTAGAAGGACTTATTAGAGAAGAAGATGCTAATGTAACTAGTGTTAAAGGAAAAGTTTTACAAGAATTTCCTGATTTAGGTGATACGCCTTTTCATCATACTATAAATGGTGAAGAGATTAATTTAGATCTTATTAAAGATCCTCAGCTAAAATCAAGGGCAGCTGAATTAAATGCTCAACTTGTAGAAGCACAAATTAAAAAAGATAGCCACCAGTCTATTTTAAATCATTTTAAAAGTATAAGTGGTTATGATCCTGATCAACCTATGGAACGTCAAGTAGATTTTAGTAAACTTCAACAAGCTGCTGCTAGTGCTAGTGCTGCTTTAAATTTGCGTGAATATAGTTCTTCAAGTAGGTCTCCTATAGGGTCAGTTTTAAAAACATTTAGCAACAAAGAAGAGTTGTTTAACTATCTAGCTCCTAATGGTATACCAGATCAAGCTGCTTTAGCTTATTTAGAAGAATGGGATAGAGCTTATTCAAAAACTGTAACAGCTTTAGACTCTAAATATGCTGAATACAATAACAAACTTACTAATTATTTAAATTCTACTATTTATAAACCTGCATTTAGTTATACAGTAGCTAGTGAAGATGAGAATGAACTTAGAAGTACTGTAATACGTGCTGCTGCTAATCCTAAAAATATTACTAGAGCTAACTTTGGACCTGAGTCTGGAAATAGAGGACAGTATTTAAGTGCAGAAGAGATGACAGCTTTACAACAAAATGCAGCTTTGTGGAAAGATGCTGTTTATAGTGTAAGGTTTGATGAGAGTACTAATAGCTATGTAGCAGATGTGACTTATGGAGGAGAGACTTATGAAATAAATGCTGGTATAGCTGATTTGGGTAAATATGTTCAAAAAATAGATCCTCAAATGCATACTTTGTTTTTAGAAAAACAACAATTGTTTATGCAAAGATTAGCAGCTACAGATGGAAGAGCTAGTACAATTACTTTATATAAAGATGCAGGAGTAGATAGTAATGGTGCTCCTATACAAGAAATAGCTGCTACTCCTAAAGTTAAATCTGCTTTTCAAGCTATTTCTGAAGTAGGTGTTAATTCAGGAGATTATTTATTTAAAGTCCCAGGTTTAAACAAAGACAATGTAATAAAAACTTCATCTTTTTGGGATCTTGCTAGGTTTACAGATAGTTATAATGCTATTATGTCTAGACCTGGATTAACTACTGAGCAAAGAAAAAGTTTACTTGATAAACTTTTTGCAAATCCTGGTCAAAATATTACTATCTTTAATGGTAAAATAGGTAAAGTAAATGAAAGATATTTTTCAGGGACTAGTTTACCTGAAGTAGATGAATTTAATTATATACCACCTGTAGTAAGAAAAAAGTAGAACCTTCTGATGCCAGTCCTGCTCCATCAGAAGAAAATAAGACAGGAACTTTAGATGATTCTTATAATAAAATGTTAACTCTTCTAAATAAAGTAGAAGCTGGTTCTTATAAAACTTTGTACAACAATGCTGAAACAACATCAAAAAGTTTTAAAGACGTTGATATAACTAGTAAAACTTTAGCAGAGCTTTATGAATTTACTAAATCTGGAGGAGCTTATGATAAGTATAGTAAAGAAATTAGAAAATCTACTAAAAAAGCTACGCCTTTAGGTAAATATCAAATAGTAGGTCAAACTCTTAAAGATGTTGCTACAGCTTTAGGATTACCAGATGATACAATGTTTACACCTGAAATACAAGATAAAATGTTTATATACCTTTTACAGCAAAGGTTGAAAAAAGGTGGTACCTTAGCAGAAAAGAGAACTCAACTTAGAAATGAGTGGGAAGGTCTAAATAATGTTTCAGATACAGAATTAGACGAAGCTATTAAATTAATTGAATCTTAACTTAATACATAAAAATGCGGCCAAATCTTGTTAATATAAACCCAAGAACTAACCAACCTTATACTCCTACTGAGTTAGTAGAAATGGAGTTAAACAGCATTAATCAAAGATATGCTGAGACTCCTTATGGAGGAACTGTTGTAAGAAGTCCACAAGTAAGTGTTTCAGATAAGGATAATACTTACTTTGATTATTTACATACAGGTTACCAGATAGGTGCTGACAATGAGGAAATGCGTGCACAACTGCAGCCTTGGACAGAACAACTTGGAAGAAGTGCTACTAAATTTGTCGGAATAGCAGGTTCTACTTTTGCTCAAGGTACTATAGGAGTATTAGCAGGTCTTGTTAATTTAGCAACAGGTAAGGAAGATCAAGGATTATATAATAGATTTATAGATAATCCTTTTTCCAAAGAAATGGTAGATTTTCAACAAAGATTAGAAGAAGCTTTACCTAACTATCGTACTCAAGAAGAAATGGATAATCCTTTTTGGATTAACGCCATTAAAAATCCTACTAACTTTTGGGGAGAAACTATCCTTAAAAACCTTGGATTTGCAGTAGGTGCAATGGGTGCAGGTATGGTAACTGGGGGTATAGGAGCAGAATTATTTGGACTTACTACACTTAGGAATACTTCTAAAGTATTAGAAGGATTGTCTAAAGCTTTACAAGAAGGACGTACTTTAACTGCAGCTGAACAAGCTGCCATGAAACAAGTGGCTACTTTAACAGGTGAACAATTGGCTGCTTTAAAAAATACACAAGTATTAGATGAACTTGCTACTGTAGCTAAAGCTATAAAAAGTAAAACGGCTATGAATCAAGTCGTATCTTCCTTTGTAGGTTCTTTAGGTGAATCTACTTTTGAAGCTTTACAAAATGGTAAAGATTTTAAAGAGCAGAGGATGCAAGGCCTTAGGGCTCAAATTGAAAGTGGAGAGATAACTCCTCAAGAATATGAGCAAGAACTAAATAATTTAGAGAAAGAAACTCAGAATTATCAAAATTCTGTATTTACAGCTAACGTAGGATTACTTACTTTATCTAACTATACTCAGTTTAGAAATATCTTTAGTAAAGGTTATACACCTAATAAAGTTTTAACTACTGAGGCTATTAATGTTGCTGAAGATACAGGTTTATATGAACTTGTAAAAAGAAATAAGTTTCAAAAAGGTTTAGACTATACTGCAAAACTTCTTAAAGATCCTTTAATGGAGATGACAGAAGAGCAGGGACAATTTGCTATTCAAAAAACTGCAGAAAGTTACTACAACTTAAGGCTTGATAAAGATGCTAATTCAGATGTACAAAACTTTATTACTTCTATAGGACGTGGTTTACAAGAAGCTTATGGTACAGAAGAAGGTTGGGAAAATGCATTTGCAGGTTTAGTTATTGGAGGACTAGGAATACCTACAATTAAACGTGCTCCTGGTTCTAAGTTAGGTGTAAAATTAGGTATTGAAGGTGGTATTTATGGAGAATATAAAGAGTTAAGTGCCGCAGACGCATCTTTTAAAAGAAATGTAGAAGCTGCTAATAGTTATTTACAAGACACACTTACCAAAAAATTATATGAAGGTCAAGTAGTAGACAATGCTTTAAAAAGTATGGCTGATGAAGCATTGTTAGCAGATGATAGAATGAATCATAAAACTATCAACTCAATGCAACTTGCTAACATGGTAGATACTTTTGTAGAAATAGGTAAGTTTGAAGATTTAAAAAGTAAAATACAGGATGAAAATTTACTTAGTGCTGCTGAACTTAGAGCTAAGTACAGCTCTAAAGTTGTTTCTTCTGTAACAGGAAAAGAAACTACTCTTGATTTTTTCAAGGGTATGGATGATGATCAAGTAAAACAATATATTAAAGATAAGGGAGAAAAGGCTTTAAAACAAGCTGATAAAATAAAAAAGATTAAAGAAGATATTGATGTAAGATTTTCAGATTATCCTGAAGGAGCACGTAAAGATATGCTTTTAAAAGCTGCTGCAACTTTGGATATAGATGATAGGATTAATTCTTTACTCGGAGAAATTAAAGCAGAAACAGGTACTCAGTTTCTTCGTGGGCTTAATGAAAACTTTACTCCTGAAATGATACAATACATTTCAGATTTCTCAGCATTAGCCACTCCTGTAGATCTAGAGCAGTTCTTAAGTAAAAAGAAAGGACTTGATAATTATAGAAGGCTTGTAAATGAGTACTTAGAGTACCAAAGTAACCCTGAAACTAAACTTAAGTTTGCTGAAAAAGCCAGGGATTTATATGGTTTAGTTTTGCAAAGACAAACTATGAATGATGCATACTTTAAGATGGCTGATAAAAGGTATGCAGAAAATGCACAAGCTTTAGCTGAAACAGATGCTCAGGAAAGATTTCTAGATAAGACTTCTAAAGAAGAAAGGTATAAGAATTTTTACCAAGCTAATACTAATGAAGACCCAGAGTTTGGGTTTGAAAGTACTGTCTTTAAAGTAGACAATGGTAAAAAAGATAAGTTAACTGTTACAGGTATTTCTAAATCTACAGGAGCTCCTATTACACTTCAAGATGCACAACCTGTTACAGAAAATCCTAACCTTATAGATGAAGATGGTAATGCAGCTGTAAGGACTTCTAAAGCTGGAGATAAATATGCTACATATAAAGTTATTGTAGATGGTAAAGAAGTTAAGGTAGAAGTTAAAAATCCGGTAGAATCTCGTGAAACAATAGATGATACTATTGACCTTTTCTTTAAAAGAGGTCAACCTAATGTTATGTACGATAAAGATGGTAATGTATATAACTTAGAAGACCTTGAAAAAGACCCTTCATTTTTAGCATCTAATTCTTTTAGTAGAGAAGAACAACGTCAGGAAATATATAATAATGTACGTGTTCAAACTCTTCAAAAGCAGATTAAAGCTAATATGGCTTTAGCTGAAAATTTACGAGCACAAAAAGAAATTATAGAAGAAAGTATAACTGAGGCTGAAGAACTTTTAAAACGTGCTAAAGCTACTAAGTCTGGCAGAATTAGGGTTACAATAGATGGTATAAAAACTACTTTTAAAATCTTTGACCTTGAAAATAAACTTGCACAATATAGAGCAAAGATTGCAGAACTTGATGAGCAAAGAGCTACATTATTTGAAGAGAATAATAAAGCTCTTGCTGGGTTAAAAGAAGTTCAAGAGAATAGATTTAGAAGAGATGTTTTTAATAAAGCTATAACTGAAGACATAGCTGCTTTACAAAAGCAAATTAGGGATGTACAAGACGCTAAGAATCAAGCTGAGGCTACTGCAGAAAGAATGCAGGAAGTAATAGATGCGCTAAAAGCTTTAGTAAAAGTTATTTATCCTAGGTTCAAAGCTTTATATAAAAGTATCTATGGTGTAGACCCAGCTACTGTAAATAACTTAATGGTAAAATGGCAGACAGATGTTACTCCATTATTACGACAATTACGTGCTGAACAAACACAAGCTTTTTTAAATCTTGGTATAGAAGAGAAACAATTAGATGCTGTATTAGAGCAACTTGCTGAAATCCAAAGTTATATAAACTCCTGGGAAAAAATGATTAACTCTTTAAATAAAGAAAGATCTTTATTTGAAGATACTTTGGCCCAAGTTCTTGCAGAACGTCGTGCTAAACAAGCTGAAAGTGCGCCTAGACAAGCTGCAAAAAGAACATATACCCAAGAGATTGATAACTCTCAAGATACTTTAATTACTAATTATTTATCTCCAAAACCTAGCATAGATAATGCATTTAAAACTGCAGGTATGGATACTCTACCTGACGGTACTCCTAATCCTAATAAAGCTCAGCAAAGATGGTCTAAAACTGTAGCTAAAATTAAGCTATCTAATGCAAAGTTTTCTTTGCGTGTAGTTACAGCTCAGCAGCGCCCTGATCTTTTTGTAGATGCAGAAGGTAAGCCTTTACCTGAAAAAATGCAGAAAGATGCATTAGCAGTTATTCTTTATAAGAATGGGGCCCCTGTAGATGCTAACCTTCAACCTTTAGGAGAGAATGCTGGAGAAGACCAGCTTGTATATAATTTTATTCCATTACCTACTCTTCAAACAGAGAACTACGAAAGGTTTTATGATGCTAAAGACAGGCCTATTGAGGCTGCACAGGCTATGGAGAAACTCCAGGCTTTACGAGATAAGCTTTTTGAAAGAGCTGCAGCTGGTATTAATTCTTTCTTACCTGTTACAGGTAAATCTTTAGGACTTCTTGAAACTACTCCTTATAAACGTACAGGAGATAGGGATTTAACTACTGCTGTATGGGATACCCTTCTTGGTAATACAGAAAATAAGAAAGGTGAAAGATTAGGTAAGAGTAGGATAGAAATAGCCAAGGCTACTAATGATGAAGATGCTGCAGAAGGTTGGGGTTATATTACTGTAGGTAAAGAACAAGTCAAGGTAAAGAATGGTCTGGCTTATTTTATTACAGATGAAGATGTAGTAGTACCCCTTCTTTCTAGAAAACTTAGTTCTAATGAAACTCAGGTAGTATTTGACCTTCTTACTGCATTAACTTCTAGTGCTGAGATAGCTCTTGCACCTGAAGAAGCAGAAGCTGTACAAAAAGCCACTACTACAAAAAAGAAGAAAAGTGAATTTGTACTTTTAGGTAAAGATAAAGAACAGGCTCAGAAAAAAATAGGAGCTATAAATAAAAAATCTAAAGGCTTTAAATTTAAGTTATTTTGGAATAAAGCCAAGCAATCTTGGGGTTACTACAAAAGGAAACAACTTACTAAAGAAGAAGCTGAAGCAGCTCGTAAGTCTAAGACACAAGACACTCTTAGTATCTATGATTACTTACGTGGAATTGTCTATTTTGGTAGACAAGATAAAGCTGAAGATGCACTTCTTTCTTCACGTCCTAATCCTCAAACTCAACTTTATTTAACTGAAGGTCAACTTTCTTTCTATGATTTTACTAAGGGTACTAGGGTAGAAATACCTTTTACTCAAGAAAGTCTTGAAGCTAATAAAGATGCCTTACTTACCTTCTTAGAAAATAAATACCATCAGATTAGTAATGATAAACTTGGCAAATCAGGTAGTCATTTAGAAGTTAACAGAGTAGTATTTGATGAAGAAGGTAAGCCTCTCTATGTAGAAACTACAAAACATAATAGCTACTTCTCATATCTTATAAGCAACAAACAACCTAATGGTAATCCTCGTCCTGTAGAAGATATACCTCTTACTACTAATGCTGTTACAGATAGTAATGGAGAAGTTATAATCAAGAGTACTTATCTTAAATATTCTGATAATCCTGAAGCTATAAAAGAGACTCCTGAATCTTCTAAAGCTACTTACACCCCTCCTAAAGCTGGAACTACTACACCTCCTCCTGCAAAAAGCTCAGCTGCTTCTTTATTAGAAGAAGTTAAAAGTATAATAAATAAAGGAGAAGCACAGTTTACAGATGCTAATTATCCCACAGACGAGGAAGGAAATGTTGTATCAACAGAATTAGATAGTATATTTAAAAAAGTAAAATCTATACTTGGAGAAAAAGCTTTTGATGAATTTGTAGCTACTGAGTTAGTAGAATCTTTAGAGGATGATGAATTAGCAAATAAGATTAAGGCTGCTGGTCAATCTACAGGTTTTGAGATATATGATACGTATAGAAAGATTGCTACAAAGCTAGAATCTTTAGTAGCTTCTGCTCCTACAGCTCCTGCAGAAGGAGGAGAGTTTGCAGCTGGAGAAAGTTCTGAACTTGCTGCTCTTATGGGCAGTGGTGAAACTGTAGTTACAGATAATGTAGAATCAGGAGAAGAAGCTGATATTTCAGAAGAAGAGATTGAGGAAGACCCTATTATTACAGAAGAAGAAGATGAAGATTTAGATGGATTAGGTAGAACACAGCAAACAGGAGGTCCTAAGATAGATCTTGCTAAAGCTGAAGCCTGGATTGCTAAGAATTTACCACAAGTTACTGTTAAAAGAGCTAAAAAGCTTCTTAATAGTATAGCCCAAGGTAAAGTTACAGGAGATGCTGTACTTTATTTATCTGAACTTGCAGAAGAAGGTACTGAATATCACGAAGCTTTACATGAAGTAATGTTAGGTCTTCTTACAGATGAAGAGCTTGCAAAAGTTTACGAAGAAGCTACAAAGCTTTACGGCAACCCTACTGAGGAAGACCTTGCTAAACTAAAGAAAATATATCCTAAACTTAATAAAGCGCAGCTTATTACAGTATTCTATGATGAGATGCTTGCAGAAGACTTTAGAACTTTTGCATTAAGTGGTGGTAAGACTTATCCTACAAAGAACCTTAAAACTATTTTTGAAATTATATGGGATGCTATTAAAGCAATCTTTAAAGTAAAACCTTCAGGAGCAATTGACTCAATGTTTTACAATTTGTACAACGGTAAGTATGTTAGTAGGACTTATGATCGTGTTAAAGCAAAAGAACGTATACTTGTTCCAAGTAGGTTTAGTTTAATAACTTGGTCTACTTTAAAAAAAGATGGTACTACAAGGCCTATAGATAAAGTAACAGCTGCTTTGTTCACTAAAGAGGTAACTCATTCTGTAGTTGGTAATATGTTTAAATCTCTTTTCAATGCTAATAATAGTATAGGAGATTTAGCAAAGATGACTGTAGGAGAGTTAGAAACTTTTATAGATGATGGTATAAGAAGGACTAAGCAAGAAATAGATAAGCTTCCTGATAATACACTTTATAAAACTCCTACTGGCGTAATTATAAATACTAAAAAGACTTTTAACACTCTTTATACCAGTGAAACAGGACGTAAGAAAATAAGAAATGCTGTAAAAGAATATATACAGAATGACTTAGCTATTGACCTGGGTCTTTACAAAGAAGATGATATAAACGAGCAAGAAAGAACAGATAGAGATAGTAATGCTTGGGGTAAAGATAGTTCTACAATTCACCCTAGAGAAGGTACAAATGCCTTTGTAAAATTAATGGTAGCATCATTACCTGCTTACTCAAGAGTTGATGGAATAATGACTCCTGAAAAAGGAGACATGCTTGGTTTACAAATGCTTGTAAATCCTAACAGTGTGTTTAATCACCTGCTATCTTCTTTACATACTTCAACTACTTTTAATGACCCTGGTGATAATAACTCTATGGTAAAAGTCTTAGAAAGACTTTCCGAAGAGATTCCTCATTATAAGACCTTACTTGCTTTACTTACAGATCCTGCAAATATGGCTAAGGATCCTTTAGAAGCAAATAATTTGGTTACTAATTTTCAGCAGTCTATGTATAAGACTGCATTGAATTATAATCTATGGCTTGTAAATGAAGGAGATGTAGTAAAACAAGACCCTAACGCAGAAACTGCTGAGGATAGAACTGTTGCTACATGGCGTAGCAAACTAGTAGAAAATATTGGTTCTACTGAATCTATTATAGTAAAACCCACAGATGCTTCTTTACCAAGGGTTAGTCATAGGAAAGTAAGAGAGATTCTTAAAACTATAAAAATTCCTAGGACTGATGCTTTTAAATATTACATGGAGGCATTAAATAAACTTGGCTTTACTATTGATGTTACAGATCCTTCTGAATATAATAAGGAAGAGGCTGAAGAATTTACAAAGAATGCTGAATATTTTATAGCTCAGTTGTCTAAAGAGCCTAAGAGTGGACAAGATTTAGATTTAGATTATATTTTTAATAAAGCTTCAAAGTCACGTCTATTCAATCTTGCTAAGATAGCAGCTTCTAAGCTTTATGAAGTTACAGATTTACAGCATATAGGCCCAGATGGTAAAACTCGTTATGGAGTATCTGAACATAATGCCATCTCTATGCTCGCAGAGTATATAAACAGTATGCCTGTAGGTACTCCTATACATAAACTATATGGAAGGTTTGGTAAATTCCCAGGATTATTATCTCCTTATATAAGTAATTCAAAATTATTAAATGAGATTTTATTTAGGAAAAATGAAAATGGACGGTATGTAAGAACTGATGTACCTTTTAAAATAACAATTATAGAAGGTGCTCGTCCTAATCAAACAGCTGCAGAGGGTAAAGTAAATACTCAGTCTGATAAACAAGATAGGACTTGGATGAGCTTTAATTCAATCCTTAAAGGAATCTTCCCAATCCTTAGAACTTCAGACAAGTCATTAGAGTATGCAATAGATATAACTAGGGAAGGAGAAGGTAATCCTCTTTTTAGGCCTGGTAATATTAATAGCAAAAGAAGTGAGATAATAGAAACTCTTGTAGGATATTTAGCAGACGAACTACTTGTAGGTAAAGAAACAGGTGGTAGTTTAATTGCTAATTTTGGTAAGAATAAAGGTAATGGTTTATATTTCTTTGAAGAGATTATAAAAGACAAGGTACCTACTATTCTTCCTACTCAATCTGTAGAAGATTATGTAACTACTAATATAAAAGCCATTAGAGAAGCTATTTCAGATTATTTAGAACTTCATAATAAAGAAGTTATACAGCGTTTAGTTGATAATAATCTTGCTGTGTATACTCCTACAGCAAGTGGAATGGCAGTAACTCTTCGTGCTTTAGATAAAGGAATTACAGAGCAGTTTGAGAAAGAAGCTGGGACTACATTTAGTAAGTCTGAACAAGGTGTTAAAATGAGTGTAGCTCAGTTTGATAATCTTATTGAAGCTTTTACAGCTAATAGTTTGATAGGTAATATCGAACAGACTAAACTGTTCTTTGGACACCCTGCTTTTTACAAATCAGCTGTAGACCTTTATAAGAGAACTGCTGGTGCAGTAGGTACTAAGAAAATGGCTATAGTAGATACACGTATTAATAACTTCATTAATAGTCTTCCACAGTCTGACAAAGATGGTAAACTAGTTAAAGATGGATTCTTTGAAGTAGTAGTTATGCAAGAACCTGTAACTATGTCTTCCTATTTATCTGATATAAGAAAAGCTTTTGAGACAAAGTTTGGTGTTAAAAAGGGTAGCCTTCTTGCAAGTAAATACTCTGCAATGGAAGAAGCTGATGGACAAGGATACATTACTTTACCAGAATATAGAGAGTTTAGATTAAGAGTAGGTGAATGGGGAAGGGTAGAAGAAAGTCTTTATCAGCAAGTAATGCGTGGAGATAATATACCTGTAGATAAAATAACTAAAGTATTTAATGTACTTAAAGCGCAATACTTTGGATTAAATAAAATAGATAATCTTTCTGTTCCTGTATATCTTAAATTCAGTTTGCTTCCTCTTATACCTTCTGTTTATAAAGGTACTAACATGGAAGCTATAGCTGAGTCTATGATGGCTAATGGTCAAGGTGTAGCTGTATATCCTCAAGGTATAAAGATAGGTGCCTTGATGCAACCTGATGGAAATTACTATCCATTGTATGATGATATAGTAGAAGAAGGTCAATATGAAGGTAATCCTGTAGCAGCTAATGCTAATACTCTTACTCTTGATTATAGATTCATGGGTATTCAAGTAGCTACTAACAATGAAATAAAAGAATATACAACTCGTGGTAGTCAGAATGCTAAACTTTTAGTTTCAGACAGATATGAAAATGGAGTAGCCCAACCTATTACAGTTTATAGAGATGGAAAACCCAAATCTCTTACTTCTAAAGAAACACAGGCTTTAGTTAAAGAGTATCATCAAACAGTTAATCAGATTACAGAAGAAAAGGCTAAGAAAATTCTTGCTGAAATAGGAGCTAAAGAAGTTAAGCCTGGAGTCTATAAAATTACTAATGTAAAGAATCTCTCTAATAAATTAATCAGAGCTGCTCGTAACAGGAATTCTCCTGATAATCTTATAAATTCACTTGGTACTGTTGAAGAAGGTACAGAGATAAGATTTAAATATCTTCTTGATGGAGTACCTAGCAGAAATAAGATTGAGAATCTTTTATTCTCTTTGATTAACAATACTGTTATTACTCAGAAGTATAATGGTGGAGCAAGGATTCAAGCTGCTAGTACAGGCTTTGAACGTGGCCCACGTACTTATACTTCAGAATTTGGTAAAGCAGTACTTACTTCTAATCCTGACCTTAGGTTCTATATTCCTGGTAAGAATGGGGAGATTCTTCCTGCTCAAGTAAAAGTAGCTCCTAACTCTGATATGTTACAAATTATTAAGAAGTTAGGAGGTATAGCTAAGACTAATGAGATTCTTAAAAAGCTTTGGTCTCTTGAAATAGAGAATGATAAAGTAGTAGGAGGTACAAGGTATAATCCTGAGGCTGTAAAAGAATTACTTGGAGATATATCTCCTGAAATATTCCAGTTTGTAGCCTATAGGATTCCTACTCAAGGTATGAATACTATTGAAAATCTTGAGATAGTAGAATTCCTAGATCCCTTAGCAGGTGAGGCTATTCACTTACCTAGTGAGTTAGTAGCTAAGTCAGGTGGTGACTTTGACATTGATAAATTGAATGTGTATTTTAGACATTTTACCAAAGAAGGTTCTTTAAATGTAAAAGACAAAGAACAAGCACTCCATAATAAAATGGTTAGCATTAGCCAGGATTTCTTAGCAGCTCCTGAAAATTATACTGACCTTCTTATGCCTAATGACCCTGTAGTTTTAAAAGATCTTGCTGGAAAAGAAACTCCTGTAAGTAAGACTAAATCATTGACTTGGGGACACAACCTTGACACAGCAGAGTACTATCTTGTAGGTAAAGCAGCTGTAGGTATTGTCGCCAGACATAGAACTCATCATACTCTTACTCAACAAGCCGGAGTTACTATAAATAAGGTATACATGGGTGGAGTAAATTTTGATGAGCAGACTTCTGCTAAATTAAACTTTGCAGGGTCAGAAGATAATTACAGTCTTGGTGGTATTTCTGATAGTAACAAGCAGCATAAAATAGGTGATATTATCTCTGAATTTCTTTCAGCTTTTGTAGATGTAGCAAAAGATCCTTTTATCTTTAGGCTTAATGGTAATATCAATACTGCAGATACTTACATGTATTTAATACGCAGAGGAGTACCTATTGAAATAGCTTCTAAATTTATGACTCAACCTGTAATCATAGAATACTTTAAAAGGTATGCTGGTGGTAGGTCTATGGTTAATGTCATGAATGGTACAGACGTAAGTAGTGGTGAAATTAAGCAAGAGCTTTATTCTTTGTTAGAAGCTGCTTTTAAAAATCTTGGAGGTACAGATGCTTCTAAGATAGCTTTTAAATCATTTACAGAGGATAACTTGTCTGGATATGTAGGTAAAGACTTATCTGAAAATCTTAAAGATATTTCTTTTGTAAGAACTCAGATACAAGTCTTAGAGGATTTTTCTAGATATATGGAGCAATCTAATAATTTGCGTATGCTTATGGATGCTACTTCTGATGATACAGTTAGACATAAGAATTTCAATGCTTTGGATAATTATAACAAGCGTATGGATGAAGTTCGTAAGTCTAATATGTTTGACTCTAAATCAATACAAAAAATCTTTGATGATACTCTTGTAGGAGGTTTTCAAAAGGCTCAAATGCTCCATGATGTATACAGGGATTTATTTGTAACAGAAACTCCTAAGATTAAAACAGCTTTAGATTCAATAAGAGATTATCTTAAAAGTAATAAGGTAGATGAGCAATCTTCTAATGATATACTTGATAGAGCTAAAAATGCTTTAATAGTCTACATGTTCTCTGCAAGTAAGGATTTTATGGTAGATGTACAAAAAAGATTGCAGTTAGGTACAGAAGATATTAAATCATTACCTGAAGAGATTGCGTCTAAACTTAAAAGTCCTAATCCTGTTATAAGAAAAAATCCTTTCTACAAACAATTAATACCTTTGCTCCAAAATCCAAAATCTGATGTTAAAGCCCTTAAAATGTTTAATGTAAAACTTACAACATTTGATTTTAACCAGATAGTAAATGGATTTAGCGGAATTACTGATGTAAATGAACAAAAAAGATTAGCAGCTTTAATTTTATTTCAGTCAGGTTTAGATAATTCTGCAGAGACTTGGTATGATAAAGTGCCTGTAGATGTAATGGCAGGATTATTAAACAATGCTATTGAGCAATTTAAAGATAATCTTAGTAATTTTGACACGGACCATTTTATACAAGAGTTTATTAGAAATAATTACATGAACAGCAGTTTAGTACCCTATCTAGGAAGCTTGGAGCGTCTGACTATAGATAAGACTGGTACATTTAAAGGGCAAATGCCTAAAAGATTTGGTAATAGATTGTACCTTAAAGTAAAAGCTACATATCCTGAATACCAAGATAAAGATAAAGCAGCCTTGGCTAAAGCAGCAGGATTAGATACAGCAGAATATTTGTTACTTGCTAAGACTGAAGATGGTTCATTCAAGCTTATTAACAAGCGTGGAGATAGACTTTCTAAAGAATATAAGAAAGCCAACATGAACTCTATGCTTAATAAGAATAATGTAAATACTGGAGAATTTAGAGACAAGTTTCCTCAGTGGTCAGAGCCTTTACTACTAGCACTTCCTAAAAACAAATCTTTACCTTCACAAGGAGAAACTTTAGAAAATAACTGTTAACAATGATTTGTCCTAACATAAATAGCCCAGAGTGGCAAAAGCTTACATCTCAAGTAAATACTCACACAGCATATGACTTATGGGATAAATATAATGGTAATGTACCTCAATCTGCAATAGATGAAGTATTAGGTAAAACTTCTATGGAAGCAGATAAAGGTTTACAAGAAGCTAATGCTAGTCTTGAGAGTAAGCTTCGCAACATACTTGCTCAGATAGGTGTAAAGTATGAAGCAGTTCAAGAGATAACAGGTGCTGCTGGTCAAAAGTTAGGACCTATTGCTCAAGCTGATCTTCTTAATAAAGTAATTCAAGTTGTAGAAGGTCGTGCAGATAAGACTACTTTGACTGAAGAAGTTGTACACTTCTTAGTAGCTATGCTTGATACTAATAGCCATGTATATCAAAGCATGTTTGAGGCTATTACAAAATATCCTGTGTTTCAAGAAGTAGTAAAAGAATATGGTAATCTACCTGGCTATAATGAAGAAAGACTTCGTAGAGAAGCTATGGCTAAGCTGATTACTAGAGAAGTAATTAACTTAGATGAACAATCAAGACTTACTCCTCAGCAACAAAAAGTAGCATCTAACTGGTGGAACATGCTATTGTCCAAAGTTAAGCAGATGTTTAATTCTTTTGACAAAGCTAAGTTTGAAAATGCTGTACAAGAATATAGCCCTTTCAAAGAATTAGCTTACAAGATAGCTCAACAAGATTTGTCTTTATTCAATCAAGAGATTACAGATACTCATACTTACTATCAGCTTAATAATGCTCCTAATGAAAAACAAAAAGTTGTACTTGAAAAAATACAAGCTATAAGTCAAGGAATTAGTCGAGAAGGTACAGATGAAACTCGTGGTTATTATAAAGGTGGTAAAAAGCTAGGCAAGTCTGTAACTACCAGACGTGATGAAAAGTTTGATGTAAGATTTAAAAACGCTGTAAGAACTCCTAAAGCTGAAGCTCAAATGAAAGAGTCAGGTAGAATAGGTAGTTTAGTCCACGATGATATGGATAATGTTTCAAAAAGAATATTATCTAGAGATGGTAGTATTGCTAAAGTAGTTAAAACTAATCCTACTATTTATGCTAAACTTGAGAATTTTGCAAAAGGTTTAATGAAGGTGCATGGTGAAGATGCAGTGTACCTTTCTGAACAAATAGTATATGACCCTTCAACAGATACTCCAGGTACTGTAGATTTAATAGTCATAGATAAAGATGGTAAGGTTCATATCTATGACTGGAAAACTATGATGTTAAATAAGAGAGAAAAGGAAGAGTTTGGAGAACCTTCTTATTATAAAACTATTAAATATGAATATCAGCTTAATAGTTACAAAGACATTATAGAAAAAAGCGGAGTAAAAGATTTTGGAAAAAGGCGTTACATTCCTATAGAGAATGTATTTAGAAAAGATAAAGATACTGGGGCTACTAAATTTGTAGATATTAATATTAATATACCTGGTAGTAGAACAGGAGAAAAACCTTATCTTAATCCAGTGCCTGTAAGTAATGAAAAAACAGGAGATGAAACTATTGATAAGTTAATATCACAGCTTTTAGCCTTACAAAAAGAAGCTCGTACTAAAACTGCAGTTGGTGCTGTAGAACAAGCTAAAAAGACTCAAAAAATCATATCTTTAAATAAAGCTATTCGTGATTTACAGCTTAACAAGAATTTAGGGTTATTCGCAGAAACTGCAGCAGTCCAATTTAAAAGTATTGAAGCTCGTCTTGCTGATACTAAAATTCCTCTTTCTGAAGCTGAACTTGTAGATATGCAAGAAGAGCTTGAAGTATATACTGACTTAGGTAGAAAATTTGCACCTCTTTATGAAGCTAATAAGATACCTGATAAGCATATAAAGCAGTTTGATGAAATATCAGGAAAGGCTAGCCGACTTGCTGTAAAAATTAATAATGAGCTTGCTACTTACTTTAAGAATGCTGCTAATAAAGCTGGTCTTTCAGATGAAGCTTTGCAATTGTACAAAGAAAAAGGTGCTAAACCTATAGGACTTGTAGGTAAATTTTCAAGAGCATTAAGCAGAATAGATCATCCTATATTCAGAACTTTTTGGAATCTGGTAAATAAAGCTAAAACAGATACTAAACGTGACTCTGATGCTTTACAAGCTCAAATAGAAGAGAAACTAGGGGCACTTAAGGAGTGGGGAAAGTCTCAAGGATTAAAAGGTACTGATATATTTAACCTGATGCTTGATAAAAAAACAGGCAGGTTAATCAGTAAGTTTTCTGCAGAGTTTTATAAAACTCGTAAACAAAAAATTGCAGATGGAGACTGGAGGTGGATGAAAGAAAATACAGTATTGGATGAAGCAAGCCTGAAAAAATTTATAAAAGATCAAGAAGCTTATATAAAAAATACTACATTCTCAAGTAATGTTGACTACAATAAAAAGATTCAGGAGGCTAAAATAAAAGAACTTCATGACAACTATGACGTATTTAATAATCCTAAAGCTTATGCGTCACAAATGGACTTTATGAAAAAGTTTTTAAAGCCTTCTGAAAAATGGTTATCTGAAGGATATAAAACTCTTCGTAATACTAAACCTGCATTTGACTTTTACACCTTGTTTACAAGCAAGATGCGTGAGTTTAATGAGTTTATGCCTTTTAGAAAAGATGAGAAGTGGACAGATCCTGACAGGTTTATTCCTAATCTTCGTGCTGATTTAATAGAAAAAGCTACTACCTTGGGAGGCAGTGCAGCTATATCAGGACTAGGAGAAGACTTTTCAGATATGTTTGATTTAAGGTATGATGAAGAAATGCGCCTTGGTCAAATTAATGAGTTTACCGGAGAGTATGAAAGACAAGTACCTGTATATTATACCAAGGAAATTGACCCTAAAGAAAAGTCCTATGATTTAGGACGTGTACTTATGTTGTTTGGTAATAAAGCTTACAACTATAAATATATGTCTCAAATTGAAGGCTCTGCCAGAAATCTTAGAAATGCTTTAGCAGATAGTAGCGAAGCTTTAGTAGACGGTAATGGTAAAGTCATTAAGAATTTATTAGGATCTAATAAAATAGTGTCTGCTACTACTCTTGATACATTTGATTCTTTTGTAAACTATTATGTATATGGCGTAAAAGAGTCAGAAGATTATGGTTATTTTACTAAACAAAAGAAAGTAGTTAATCCTAAAACAGGTGAGGAAGAAATAGTAGATGTGGAATATTCTAAGAACAAGATAGGTAAAGCTGTTCTTAGAACTTTTGCAACTAAAGCCTTAGGTCTTAACTTAATATCAGGAGGTGCTCAAATATTTGGTAACAATGTAAATAGTCTTGTCCTTGCTTCGGGAGGACAATTTTTTAAAGTAAAAGATTGGGTAAAAGCTAAAACTCTTGTAACTTCAGGTAATTTTAATCCTGAAGTATATCAGTTTTTACAAGTACTGGATATAAGAGGAGACAATGAGATTTTTAAAAGAGCTGACAAACTTAGTGTAAATGATACTATGCGTCAAGCTAATCTTGAAAAAGCTTTCTTTTTATATGAATATGGAGACCAAATGCTTTTTAAAACTCTTGCTGTATCTATGATTCAGAGTCATGGTATAGATGCAAATGGTAAAATCAAGCTTCTTTCTAAATTACCGGAAGGTTCTAAGTCTATTTTAGAACAACTTACAATAGATAAGGATGGTAAATCCAATCTTACTACTTTATTTAATGAAGAAGAATACCGTAAGTTTAGAAATAAAGTACAAGCTCTAGGAGAAAAAATTACAGGTATGTCTACCAGAGATAATATGTCAGGGTGGAGGCTTAGTATGGCTGGACAAGCTTTAATGCAGTTTAGAGGCTGGATACCACGTACTTTAGAAGCTAGGTTTGGTGGAGCTAAGTTTGATGCTGAGCTAGATGCAGTAGAAAAAGGTAGGTTTGTTTCTTTGTGGAATCAGATTGGTAATAAAAGAATGATTCCTTTAATAGGAGAAATGCTTAAAGGCGCAGTAACTGGACAATTTGGAGTAAATACTGACAATATAGTAGATACTTTATACAATGAGTTTATGGAGGAAAATCCTCATCTTTCCAGAGATGAAGTAACTCGAGAAATGTTTTATGATATGCATGTAGCTAATGTTAAAGCTGGTTTAATGGAGATTTCTTTATACCTTGCTTTAATGATTTTAATAGGAGGGTTAAAAGAAGGTTGGGATGACGATGATGAGGATAAAAGGTTTAAATCTGAAACTCTTAAAACATTAAATAGATTTAGCGATGAAATAGGTTTTTATCTTAATCCTAATTCTTTTCAAGCTATTACTCGTGGAACTGTACCAGCAGTAGGATTATTTACTGATATGGGTAGATTCTTTGGAGACTTGTTCGGAGAAACTAAAGGACAAGTCTTTAATGATGAAGTAGAAGTACATAATAGTAAACCACTTTGGTCATTTATGAGAGCTTTTGTCCCTGGAGGTACTACAATGTGGAATTGGTTTGGAGACAAAACTAAAATGAAAGAAAAAGAAGATTAAGAATAAGGGGGCTTACGGGCCCCTTTTTATTACAAGTTAATTTTTGCCATTTGGATTGATTCTCTTATAGCTCGTAATTCTCTTGAAGGTAATTTTACTTCGGGTATTAAATTATGGCTTGCTAAATCTATAACTATTCTTACATAACTGTATTTAAATGTTTTATATATCAGCATTTCATCAAATCGTTTAGACCAATAGTTTATACTGCTATGATTAAATCCTAATATTTTTGCTATTCTAATAGGCCGTATATCATAATGATCCTGAAGTATATTATTAGTAATTACCAATACATCTGTTATATTTCTTGAACTTTTTCTTAACCTGTTTTTATAGTTAGGCACTCCATATCTACCTGTTATATGGAAATTTACAATCTCCATAATATCTTCTATAAACTTTAAAACTTCTGTATCATTTACAGGTAACTCAGGTTTAAACTGTTTCCAGGGAGCACCTCTAAATAAATGAGCATGTAAGGTTAAAATAAACTTTTTAAACTCTGCTTCATTTTTTAAAGCTGCTTCTGGTATGTATATTTCACTCATATCCTGTTTGTTTTATACCTTATCAAGTATAAAATAATCTTATAAGATTAAATTATACCTGATAAGATATAGTTAGTATTATAATATTTCCCAGAGTTCTTTGTTTGATTTTTGGAGGCTGATAATTTTGTGAGCTTCTGTATAAGTTTCTTTACTAAAATCTATTGCACTGGCTACTTCTGCATCAACTGGTAATTCTACGTCTAGTTCTTCTTCCAACTCTCTACGTCTTTGCACATCTCTGTAAAGTACTTTATACACTTGTGAACTTATACCTAAACTGTAAAATTTTAGTATTTTCTTTTTCAAGGTTTCAGATAAATGACTATATTTTGAATTCATAAACAAAAGATAGTCCTGATAATATTTATCCGGAACATGAAAATAGAACATTGTAGTATATTTATCTGGCTCATACATACCTCTAAAGTATGCACTTCTTTTTAGATTATTTTCTAATCTTGCAAAGCTACCATCTAAATCCTGATACTCATAATGCAGAAATATACTATTTTTTACATCTGGTAAATCATCATTTATTAAATAAGTATTTAACAAAAGATGAAGCTGTATAAATACAGGATCTATTTCTAACATAGGAGGAAGAAAAATATAAGACTTGTTTTTTTCCTTAGGCTCAAATCTAGTCTTCCTCATAACCTACTATTTAGAATAAATATCTGTAAGTACAGTGTGTAAATCAGGACCTTTATAAGAAGGAGATTTTAAGACTTTACCATCTTCACGATAAATAGGATTACCATCTTCTCCTAATTTAGTCATGTTAGATTTATGTACTTCATTAAACCCTTCTACTAAAGCATCTGCCATACCAAACACATGAGCTGTACCAAGAAGAATGTATAACTGATCTACTAATGCATCAAACACTTTTATATGGTTTTCTGTTTGACAGGCATCCATA